TGTCGCTGATGCGGAATCAGATATGCTCAGAAGAATCTCTTTTAGAACCGTAAGCGAATCAGAGGCAGTTGATGCGTCACTTAAAGAAAAATTGACCGCTATCGCTATTGCCTCTGTGCCTTGTCCTGCTTCTGCTGCGGAAACGTTGACCGATATGTTCAATGCTTCATTGGCTGCTGCTGCATCTTCTACGGCAATAAGTATTGCCTGGATAATTGATAGCGTGTCTGATCCTGATCCCGCATCGGAAATAATAAACGTTACCGAAATTGAATTATTATCAGCGCCGATTCCGGAATCCGCTATCGAGATCTGCGCTCCTATGCCGAGATTATCTGCAGCAGATCCTGAATCATTCAGGACGAGCTGGGCGAGAAGCTGTAAAATGGAATCAGTCCCGGTTCCATTGTCCGCAAGCGCTAACCCGGCACCCATCCCGAAGGCATCCGCGCCCTGGGCAGCTTCTGATATTGCAAGCCCGACCGCGATGGTAAGATCGTCTGCGCTCGCGCCACTGTCAGAAACCGTGATCGTAGTATCTCCTCCGGACACGGTTGTCGGAATAAATCCCAGAAATGGCCGTCTTAATGATGATGGAAATAGCATCCCTACTCCTCGAAAACGATCTCCGGCCTGCAGTTCACTCCGGCAGGCGCAATGCATTCAATGCCCACTCTGCCACCATTGGTCAATTCAATTTCGTCGCCTGGTGCAAATTTTTCCTGATACCCCGACTGAGGGTGCACTTCGCGATTGGCAAGGACATTGCCCGCTGTCGGTTCTGCCGTCGCTGTATGCTGTGCCGTGGTCAAAAGAGTTATGCTCGGACCATTTCTCTGCACAGGCGTTAAAGCTGTCATGGTTCCAGCCGTGGTTTGCCTGAGCAGCCGTACTTGCACTGGTTCCGCTGCGCTGTTTTGGCCATCAAAATAAACGCCCCACTCTTTGATACGAACGTTGCTGTTCGCGCCTGCAACAAGCTGTAAAACAGTTTTTGCTTGCGTCGCAGTTAAGGCGATTTCACTTGCCGGTGACGCTACTCCTTTTATTCCCGCCATCTCACACCTCCACTAACATTCGATTGAATTGACTTGCTCCATCACAAATCATTGGCGGTTCTCCTGAAGGGGGATCCACCCAATAAACCGTCCTGAGCTGCTCACTGGTGGTTACTCCGACAACGCACCCGTCAAACAGTCCCATGGAATAGTACATAGTTCCATCATATGACTGAGCATATGAGGCCGCCGCTGAACCGAGACATGTGCCAACATAGGGATTTCCCGCGCTCACAAAATCCTTGACGTGCTGAACTCCATTCGCATCCACCGTCGTCACCGTAGTTCCGCCAGGGATGATAAGCGCTCTATACGTTCCGCGCATATCGTTGGCATTTAAGGTCGCGCCATCTACGGTAACGTATGAAATTCCCTTGCCGGTTAGATACGCACAAATAGCATCGTAACTCGGCGACCAAATACCGGTGTCATTGAAGACAGCCACAGGCAATCCCGAATTACTGCCCGATAAGGCCCAGCTGACCCATCTATCCCAGAAGGCTCTCGTCGTATCCGTGCTGGTGTAGCCTCCATCGCTCAAGATCTCCGAATGGAATGACTCTAAAAATACTTTGCCGCTGCCGTACTGAAGTGTGACCGCAGCAGGATTGTCGTTCGAACCAAAATAAGCGACGATGTTCACATCTTGCTGTTCAGACGGAATGTAAACAGATCCGCTGTAAAATATATAATCGTAATTCGCCTGTGAAACAGTGGGCCGCGCTTCTTCCCGTATTCTGATAAAAACGCCCGGTCCCCGTACATTGGTTGTGGTGCCGCCTGCTGTTGCCGTCATGGTGGGCACTCCGCCAGTGCTTGTGCCCGAACTAACCGCCGCCCGAATCAGGAAACCGCCGATTTGATTTCCCACGGTAGTATCAGGCTCCCCGACCTCCGTTACAGTTCCAAACGTGATGCCGCTCTGTGATAATGCTTCAGCGGAAAATTGCGACGGCGTTGTCACGTCGGTCGGAATACACATTGCGCCGAGAATATAATCGGCTGCTTTTACACCAGGATCCTTGTCAAATGCGATGGACACGTTTCCAGCTGTAATATCTGAACCGAAAGCAACGCCCAAACTCCACATCAGCGTGCTGCAGGTGAGCCGTTGTATGATCGCCCACGATACATTATTGCCGCTTAGAGAAACAGACAGGTTCCCGGTTTCATCGCCATATGCCCGTTTGGTGAAAACGAAAAGATCTGTATTTCCTGTATCCGCTCCAAGGGTCGACGCATATCCACCCGCGCCTGTCAGTTGCCCCAGTCTCCTCCATCGGCTGGGAGTCGTAACATCACCGCCGTTGGCCGTGGACGGTTTCATTCCGACGATAAGAACAAGTAGGTCCCCTGGCACTATGGAAGCGGGGAACGCGGGCGCTACAGACGATCCTCCTGATGACGAATATGCTATAGCTCCTGCTGATTGGTAAGTGATGGCCATTTACCGCACCTCTAACCCGATTTTGATCCCCAAAAGGACCGCTTCAGCCGTCCGATCGGGTATGGTTTCACCCATTTGGACGGATACCTGTTTAATTGCCGTTTAACTCTGTTCAATTTAGGCTGTTCTCTCTAAGTCCGGGGCATTGGCTTTAAAAAAACCGACCCCCTGAAAATCAATTTGTGGCGTTTTGGGAGGGGTATTCGGTTTTTTGCCCAAACTACCTATTTCAACCTATTCATACCCCGACAAAATACCCCTGGCTGCCCTGGTCATTCGGGTGACAACGGATATCGGGCCGGAGTTCGGATCGCCAGCGGCATGAAGCGCCAGAGCCAGCGACCAGAAACGGTCGGCATGCGCTTCCTCCTCGGTTTTCATAACGTCGAACCGGACATTCCCTGCCGCCGTGACGACCTTGCGGACCGAGTGTAAATCTTCGCGCACGTTTACGTCGTCCGGCACGTACACGCCAACGTCTTCGAAATACGGCAGCATCTTGCTGGCGAGGTCTTCCTTGACCGGACCCGTGAAGGTCACCGCCTCCACTCGGTACTGCCCGAACTGATCCTGCGCCTCTTCCGCGAGCTGCATGCCGATTCCCGTTGCATCGATGCATGCCCGACGCATTTTTTTATGGCGCAGTATTTCAAAGAGCTTCTCACGCTGGTGGCGAAATGGCGTCTTTTCCATGGTGTGATAGATTCGCGTGACGAATACAGGACCGAGCCGCTCGATGCCCCAGATGATGGAGAGATGTTTTTTCCGGGCGATGTCCATGCCCACATAGAGATCGCCTGTTATTTCTTCGGGGCCGCGCAGAAGATCCCTGCGCTCGCACTTCCCGATCATTTCATAGGTGAGGAATGAAGCCGCTTCGTCAACGGGCACGCAGCAGTACTCCTGTTGCCATCGCGTTTCGCTGCGCGTCCGCTTTCGTTTTGTCTCGATCCAATCCGTGCGCTCCTTTTCCGTCGCGGACCGTTTCAGGATCCTGTCAAGCAGCCCCTGGTCAACCGCTGTCTGGAGCGTCGTCGTATGAAGCGACCAGTTCGTATCATGCTCCAGCTCGCCGCCCGGTTTGCAATCCTGGACAAGCTTATAGTAGAGGCATGACTTGCCGTTATGCGTTGAGAGCACGCGGAGAGGAAATCCCCAGGTTGTTGTCGGTTCGGCAGCGGCCCACATTCCGTCCTGATCGTCATGCCAGGCAAATTCATCCAGGACGACCTTGCCGCCCTTTGACCGGAATCGTTTTGGAGAGGAGGACAGTGCGTTGATTCTCTTGATTCCTCCAGGAAGCGAAAACTCTATCACGTATGCCTTGATGTCTTTTTCCGGATCGATGATGGAAATTCCGAGATACTTTGCAGCAGCCCCGAAAAGCTTTGCCCACTTCTCCGCGTAGATAATATATTCTCGTGCGGCAGATTCATCTGCCGATGAAAACCAGACATCGAATCTATATTTCAGCAGATCCCGCACGTCTTCATACGACTGAACATACGTCGCACCGATCCGGCGCGACTTCTCCCAGATCTTTACCGGGCTGTTGTCGTCAAGCCATTCAAGCTGATAGGGTAGAAAATATTTGCTCGCATTCGGGATCATGTGAGGCCGAGTTCCTTTTCGATTTTAGTGACGATGTCGCCCGTCAGCTCTTTTCGCTCTCCGGGCGTAGTCTCGTCCTCAAGAAGTTTTACCCCTTCATACGTTTTCAGAGCGGATATCGCCCGGACAAAGGCGAGCAGGTTTTTCGGAGTAGGATTTGCCTTGGCGTTTTTCAGCGTAAGCTTGGTCAGTTCGCGTATTTCTTCGTGCATCGCTTTTGTCTGCTCGATAAATTCACGCCTCTTCCGGTCCCATTCGTTCTGCTCTTTCCAGTTATAAAGAGTCTTTCGGGAAACATTTTTACCGAGCATGCCAACTATTGTGTCGAGCGGAAACCCTTCCTGGACATACAGCCGCTTTGCCTCTTCCAGATAGATCGCTTGTTTTGCCATGTCAGCACCCCAGGTCTTTCCGGATTTGATCGATCTTTTCGGTCTTTCTCCGCACGTCCTCGATGGCAAGGCAGAGATCCTCATTGATCACCCGGAGTTTGTTGGTGTCCCAGGAAGAGCAGTTGTCCATGTCATAGGGGTCTATGATTTCCCGCAGGATAGTGACGCAGCCGTCGATCCGCGAGAGCAGTTTTTCCCGCTCCTTTTCTTCGTCCGCCAAGCGGGCCTTATGCAGCATTATTTCTCTGTGGATGCTCATTCACTCACCTCGATATTGATTTTTTTCCCGACAAGAATCGGGCATTTTGTTGGCACCTTCGATTCAACCAGGATCCGCTCAAGCGTCCCCCGAAGCGCTTCTTTATACTCCTGCTCGTCTTTCAGCAGTTGAATCAATTGCTGGGTCAGCTCGTCATTTTTTTTAAATGCCGATTTTGTCGTTTCGTTCTGGGCCGCGAGCTGGTCGGTAAAAAGCTTATTCGTCTCATCGCGCTGCTGCTTATCTTTTTTTGTCTGCACGAGATAGACAATCAGCATGATCACCCCGATGCCGCCCTGAGTCGCTGCGGGCAGTATGCTCGGCAGGTTCATGCTGGTTGCATCCTGGGCAAAAACAATGGATGAGAAAAGCGCTGGCGCAAGGAGCAGAAAAAAAGCGAACAATAAAAGCAGCAGAGAAACGCGTCGAGATATTGCCGGCATGGAGTCTCCTTTCGGCCCATGATTTTTCATCGACACTATACGCAGCCGAAGCAGTTTAAGCTCCTGAACGGTTCAGGAGCGAAGCTTTACGAATTGAAGTAATCTGCGCGTGTCGAACAAACGAAAACAGGAGGCGCACATGAAATGGTTCCCGTTCTTCAAAACTGGCAAGCACACATCTTCCACCGGGCAGGCATTCGATGCCACAAGCGAGAGCCTCGATAAAATCATCGATATGAACAAGAGCCGCGAAGTGCCGATCGCAATCGGACATCCCACGACCAGCTCTCCGGCCTGGGGATGGGTAAATGAGCTGAAGCGCGTTGGCGACACGCTCTATGCAAAACCAAAGCAGCTCGTTGCCGAATTCGAGGCAATGGTCAACAAGGGAATGTTCAAAAACATCTCCGTTTCCCTGAATCCCGATCTCACCATCAGACATATAGGATTTTTGGGGGCGACGCCTCCCGCTATTCCTGGGCTCGTTGCAGAATTCAGCGAGAGCAATGACGCGGTCCAGGTTGAATTTTCGATGTCGGAAGCATCTGCGCTTCAGGATGTCGGATCAATTATGCAGCGGCTGCGCGACTGGTTTATAGAAAAATTCGGGACCGACACTGCCGACAAGATTGTCGCGCAGTGGCAGATTGATAATTTAAAAACGACGAGGCCGGATGATAGTCCGACACCCGCATCGTTTTCAAAACCAGAAGGAGGAAATGATATGGCAAAAACAATTCAAGAACTGGAAGCTGATCTGGCGGAGGAAAAAAAGAAGGTGGCAGAATTTTCCAAGACGAGCGAAAAAGTCACGCAGCTCGAAATAGATCTTGCCGCAGAACGAAAAAAGAACCAGACATCAGAATTCTCGGCTTTCTTGTCGAGCGATGAACTCAAGGACAAGGTCACCCCGGCAATAAAACAAACATGCCTGGATCTCATGCAATGTCTCTCTGGAACCGAGACATACGAGTTTTCCGCCGCCGATGGAAAGACCGAAAAGAAATCACCGCTCGATGTATTCAAGGGACTTTTAAAGATCCTTCCGAAGGCCGTCGAATTCAGTGAACAGGCTACGAAGGACAAGGCTGCCGGTGCAACTCTTGATATGACCAATGCGCAGGATATCGCTGCGAAGGCCATTGAGTTCCAGCGGTCCCAGGCCGACAAGGGCGTCACGATATCCGTCACGGAAGCCGTTGCTCACGTGACTACAAAAAAATAATTCAGCAGTCATTTTCGTAAAAGGAGGAACAACGATATGTGGGATCCCAGGTACAAGCAATACACAGCCGAAGCCGCAGTCGGGGCAAACCTGATTACCAAACCAGGCTCAACCGATGATTATGTTGCGCAGGGTGCGGCAGCCACTGACAAACTCAACGGAGTCAGTGGAAACGTTCCCGCTGCTTTGGGCGAGCGCGTCGATGTCATAAAAGAAGGAATTGCGGATGTTGTCTATGGAGGCACCGTTACACGCGGTGATCCGCTTACGTCCGATGCAAACGGCAAAGCTGTTACCGCAAATCCGGCAGCCGGTTCGAATGTTCGCATTATCGGATTTGCTGAAGTATCCGGAGTTTCCGGCGATATCGGTTCCGTGTTTATCGCTCCGGGAGTGATGCAGGGTTAATCCGGATTTCCGGATTGTCGTTTAGCTTTCTAATTCTGATTCAAGGAGGTTTCCATGTCTACTGCGCCGTTTCCCATTACCCCAGAGATGACGGCGATTACTCTGGCGTATAAGAATACAAGCCTGATCGCCGATGACGTGCTCCCGCGTGTTTCGGTTGGAACGCAGGAGTTTAAGTATCCCAGCTACACGAAGTCCGAGCAGTTCACGCTGCCCGACACGAAGGTGGGCCGAAAATCCAAGCCGAATGAAGTTGAGTTTACAGCCACGGAGCTGACCGCGAAGTGCGACGATCATGGTCTCGAAGATCCCGTTCCCCAGGAAGACATCGAGAATGCGAATAATGTGGCCCGCATCACGGGGAAAAACTACGACCCCCTGGGCCGCGCCAATGAGGGTCTCACCAATCTCATTCTTCTGGCCCGCGAGGTCCGTGCGGCAAACCTCTTGTTTGCTGCCGCGAATTACGGATCTGGAAATAAAACCACATTGTCCGGCAATTCGCAATGGAGCGACTTCACAAACTCCAATCCGGTCGATGCAATTCTGGCCGCTCTCGATGCCTGTATCATGCGTCCCAATCTCGGCATCTTTGGCCGCGCCACCTGGACAAAGCTTTGCCAGCATCCGAAGATCGTGCAGGCAATCATGGGCAACAACACCACGGTCGGCATCGTAACCCGGCAGCAGGTTGCTGCGCTCTTTGAATTGTCAAACGGAATATTCGTCGGAGAGGGATGGCTGAACACGGCAAAGAAAGGCCAGACCCCATCAATGTCCCGCGTATGGGGCAAGCATAGCCTCTTTATGTACCAGGACAAGCAGGCCGACACTACGGGCGGTATTACTGCTGGCTACACAGCACAATGGGGCAGCCGCATCGCAGGAGCAAATCCTGATCCGAACATCGGTCTGCGCGGCGGACAGCGCGTGCGCGTCGGCGAGTCGGTGAAGGAACTGCTGGTTGCATCCGACATCTGCTACTTCTTCGAGAATGCAGTGGCATAAAAAAAACAACCGCGAGAGGAGCAAAAAACAAGTCCTGGGAGGACTATAGCCTCCCAGGACGGCGCTTAATAATAAGGAGAAGATCATGCCGAAATATAAAGTTCAGAATGGGGAGCATATACAGCACGACGGTAAGGACTATTTCGAAGGAGACATAATCATCTGCAAAGAAGAGCATGCGAAAATGCTGCGGGTTGATCCGGTCGAAGAAAAGCCTAAATCGGTAGACGTCAAGGTCGATGAGGCTATTGCCATTATCGGCGCAATGACCAATGCCAAAGAAATCGCGGCTTATACAAAAGAAGACGATAGGCAGACTGTGGCAAAGGCCGTGGCGGACCGCATTGCAGCGCTCAAGGCATAAGGATAATCAATGCCGTATTCAGTGATAACCGACATATCGAATGCAATTACCGAGGCAAGCGTTCTGCAGCTCACCGACGACGAGGGCATATCCGCAATAAATGAATCGCGGGTAAACGCCGCCATATCGTCTGCGGATGAGCTGATCAATGGGTATCTCCGGTCGAGATATACGCTGCCGCTTCCCAGCACGCCGCCCATGATACGGGATTTATCTGTCAACATCGCGGTATTCAAACTCTACGACCGGAGATTTGCTGCGGACATGCCGGACTCCATTCAAAAAAAATACGACAGCTCGATAAAGCTGTTGGAGTCTATACAGAAGGGCGTCATATCTCTCGGCATTGAATCTACATCAAAGCCTGCCGAGGGCGGATTTAAAACGAACAAAACGAGCTGTGACAGAATTTTTCCGAAGACAAAACTCGATACCTACTAATTGCGAGCCGACTGCCAGGACCGGCCCACAATGAAGCAGCCGCTTATCGCAGTCGTGGGCGGCAAAGCTTCTATATGGAGCATGAGATGATTCTGAAACGAGCAGGCGCAATATTCGATAATAATCAGCTTTCCATCATTACGGACATTGAACCTTTTACTGTCGGGATGGATCTCGAAGCCACACGCGGACACAGTAAGCCGGATGAACAGCTCGCCACCATCGCGAAGTACGCAAAAATAGCAAAAATAAAATTTCCTGAATTTATGCCTGGAAACCCGGTGGACATCAAGCGCGATGTTCCCGGATTCGGTCTTCTCTACCACTGGCAGCGCACCTGGTGGACCCTCCTGCTGAATGATTTCGTTATAAATCCTCCGCTCGATGCCGTCTGCAGAGTGAACTATATACGGCCCTCCGGAGAAAATATGATGGATAAAATCATAAAGGCCACCTCTCATATTACCGGAGAAAACGGCGCATGGCCGATTGACTTCTCGCAAAAAGTGAACGGCTTTCCGAATATAAAACTGGTGGCGGACATTATGACGCGGGCGATGAAGTCCGGCGTGAAAATATCATACATCAAACCAGAACCTAAAAACGGCTGCGTGCATATCGGCACGCTCATAAAGGCAACAGTATGAAAAAAAAATCATTTCTTCTTATACAAAACGAATATGGGAAAACTGCGGTGAACCGAATCGGCGCACTGCTGACGATGGTAATTTTATCGATTGCATTTATCAAGGAAGCCTGGGGGCGGTCCCTGGGGTCCTGGGATTATATCGGTTATGCGGTCGGCATGGCCGTCTCTTACGCTCCCATAGCCGCAAAGGACCTGATTTCGTCACTGCGCGGAAACGGCACCATTTCCCCAGACACAACGAACAAAGGAGCTGCATCATGAAACGAATTGCAATCATCGTTTTTATTTGTGCCTGTATTTTGTCCTGTTCACATGTGCGTCCGGCAGTTGAAGTAAAAACCGTTGCAGGTGAAATCGTGCAAATGATCGACCTGCAGCGGACCGGAGACAGGGCCGATGTTCCTGTCGGAGTGAATCCGGAGCATGTTATAGCCCAGGTGAAAACAAAAGAGGGCGGAATGATAACGGTGGTAAAAAAGCCGTTCCATGATGCCGAGATTTTTCAGAATCAGGAAGCCATAAAAGAAGAGATGAAAACCGTTCTGCCGGCACGTCCCTGGTATTACTGGCCGGTGCGGATACTGATCGGGCTCGCCATCCTGGCCGGTATTATTTTTCTCCTGTATTTACGCGGCATGTTATCGGGCATTATCGGATTTTTAAAACGGATTTGACATGAAGACCGAGATCGAGCAGATAGAAGACAAAATCATTGAGGCCATCACGGATCAGGTACCGGAATTCCGAATTGTCGATACCTGGCCGGACCAATCAGATCTTGAGGACCTCATGAAAAGCACTCTTGCCCTTCCCGCCTGTTATGTGATCTACGGAGGGACAAGGCACGGAGAAAAGAAAGTTATAGGGGCGTCGACCGGAGACAAAGATCAGACATACCGCATCACGATCATTTTACAGAATCTGCGCAAACCGATGCAGGAAGGTCAGCGCGGCGCATATCAACTGATAGAGGCGCTGGTGGGAAATACGGGAGACGCTGGCCTTATAAAACGAATAAGCCTCGCTCCTATTCCGGGATTTTTCTGGCCGATCGAGGACGGGCTGATCGAGGTTAAATTTGGAAAGTTTGCATACGGGATAGAGCTGGTGCGAAAAACCATACGATAGGAGACCTGAGCGATGAAAAAAATTGTCTATGAGATGGGACCAGAACGGATTGATGTCGGCGGCGTCGGAGTCATGCAGATAAACGTACCGGTCGAGGTGTCGGACGAAAAGGCCGCTGATCTGCTCAATAATCCCATGTTTAAGGAAGTATCTAAAAAAGACAAAGGAAAGGGGGAATAACCCATGCAGGCGACTGGAGCAAACGCAAAAGTTATTTACGATGAGGAAACTCAGTTCGGAACCACATCCGGCACTCCGGCTTCCCTGGTGCTTCCTCTGGTGTCGGAAAATATATCCGCAAAACGAAGCCTGGTTAAAACGAACATTATTCGCGGGAACAGAAACCAGACGCAGGCCCGGCGCGGCAACAAGGATGTTTCCGGATCCATCAACACCGAATTGAACCCATATATGGGGAAGCTCTTAAAGCATCTTGTCGGATCGAGAACAACAACCGGAACCGGACCATATACGCACACAATAAAAGTCGGTGCGCTGCCGACGTCACTTTGCTTCGAAAAGCAGTTCCTTGATCTGGCTACGCCGGAGTATTTTTTATACAACGGATGCCGGATAAGCAAGGGAAGTTTAGAAATAGGAGCTGAAGGTATTATTTCCCTCGCGCTCGATTTCATAGGGAAGAAGGAAACAGTCGGAACGACGAGTTTTCATGCGTCCCCTGTGGATCTCGGCCATAATCCGTTTGATGCGTTTGAGGCGACAATCCAGGAGGGCGGCGGCGCGATCGCAGTAGTATCGAATGTAAAATTCGACATCGATAACCAGCTCGAAAACGGCGTGTATGTCATCGGTGGAGGCGGAGAGCGACGGGCCATCCCCGAAGGATCAATGCTTGTGAGCGGAACGCTGACGGCCCTGTTTGAAGATATGGCGACGCTGAATAAGGCGATCAATTATACCGAAAGCTCTCTTCAGATAACCCTAACACGCGGGACCGGGCTCGGCACCGCAGGAAATGAGAGCCTCGATATCAAGATCCCTGAGTTGGTCTATGAGCAGGCGTCTCCACTCATCTCCGGGCCGAAAGGAATTGTTATTGAGCTGCCGTTTGCAGCGTTCTATGACAACGCGACAGAAGCATCGAGCATTCAGATGATTCTGAAAAACACGCAGTCGACGATATAGCTTTACTTTATGCAAAATGAACAAGAAAGGAGGTCTATATGATAACGGCTGGAGCGTTCCTTGTTGGAGTGGCCGGTGGAGCGGTCTTAGGCTACTGGCTGGGAAAACGAGGAAAAAAAGAGCTGCAAAACGCCCTTGATTCACTCAAGGCAAAAACCGAATAGTCAGGAGCTTGAACATGGATGAAAAATTTACCTACAAAATTGGTGGTGAAACATATATTCAGAAACCTCTTGTACTCGGTCAGATCAATCAACTCGCTGCCATAATGCGCGAAATGGAAATTCCGAAAAACGTGGATATGGCTGCGCTTGTGGTTCTATTCGGGAGCAAACTTCCAATGGCCATTGCAATTGTTTTGATCGAGGAATCCGCCACAAAAAATAATCCGGGATCGACTCCCGAATATCTAATGAATCGGGATATTGAAAAAATTGCGAAGAAGTTGGAGTTCACCCTTGACTCTGAAACAGCGGCGAGGGTCGTGGAGGATTTTTTCGACTGCAACCCGATAGCCTCAGTTTTGAGCAAGTTCACGGGGATATCGGAAAAGATAAGCGGAAAAATACAACAGACGGGATTGAACAGCTCTGCGTCCACCTCACAGACGGAGACATCACCAGACGGGACTCAATCCTCTGGGGGTACACCCTTGGAGAATGCGAGCCCTACCTGAAGCACCGGGCGCGTGAGGTGCTATTCCGTGAAGCAGTCATCGGCTTTCTCACTGCCGGATCTGAAACGAAGACGGAAACCGATGATGAAAAATACTGCCGGGCATGCAAGGCAGCCAAAAAAAACACTGATTGCAAACTCTGCATACTAAGAAAGGATCGATGATTATGAAAGGCTCTGTTAAGTGGTTCAACGAAAAAAAAGGGTTTGGTTTCATCACTACCGATGCTGGCGATGATCTCTTTGTCCATTACTCGGATATAGAAAGCTCAGGATTCAAAACCCTGAAAGAAGGCCAGCGCGTATCGTTTGAAACGGAAAACACACCCAAGGGCGCCAAAGCGGTACAGGTGTGTTCAATCTCTGATTAATTCCCACGGGTATTCACTATGGCGAACAAAATAGAACTGGCAATAGAAGCGCTGAATAAAACACAGTCCGCATTTAATGATGTGAAGCGGCAAATAACCGATCTCGATAATACAGCTAAAAAGGGCAGCTCGTCGATCGGCAGTGCCATCGCCACGCTTAAACAGAACTGGCTGGGGTTGACCGCCACAATTACGGCGGTCACCCTTGCCGTTCGCCAGGCGTTTGAGTATATGGAAAAAGGAGCAAAAGCGGAGCAAGCTGAGGCCGCCTTCCGAAGCATTGCAAAGACTGCAGGTGAGAGCGCCGACGAAATTGTCGAAGCAATGAAGCGTGCATCGAATGAAACGATCGACGATTCCGCCCTTATGCAGAAAGCAGCAAAAGGAATGATGCAGGGACTTTCCGGAGAGCAGCTCGTAAATATCACGAAAGCTGCCCGCACTGCAGCCATGATTACCGGCCAAGATGTTTCGCAGGCATTCGACACCATTACTGATGCAATAGCGAACAAGATGCCGAGGAGCCTTGTTCAATATGGCCTCGTAACAAAAGAACAAATGCGTCTCATTAATGAAGCCATGGCCATGGGAATCACTGAAGTAAATATATATGCAGTCGCCATGGAAAATGCGCGTCGTCAGCAGTCGCTTCTTACTGACGAACAAAAAAACCATGCTGAAACACTTCAGCGCTGGAAGGCTATTTTTGAAGAGGTCCGCGAGAAAATTGGAAAAAGTTTGCTTTGGCTTGTCGACAATATTTTCACGCCTATTACGCAGTGGTTTAAGGATAATCCTGATACTGTAAAAGCCTGGGCATCATCCTTGCTCGAAATTTTATACAGCATTCGTGCTGAATTCTTGCGGCTCATGATGCTGATTGATAAACTCGGCGGGACAATGTCTTCTGCCGGGATGCTTCTTTTTGGTCCGGGAGCTGCTCTTGGCAATGAAAACTCTAAAAAACAATTTGAACGACTTGCTCAGGCTAATCTTGATTATGAAGCCAGATATAACGAACACGATAAAGATCTCCAGGGACTCGCCAATGATTTTAATGACAAATTGAATAATATAAATACTCCGGAAACAGTAAAACCACAAACGGCTGCGCCAAGCGGAAAAAATCCATTTGCGTCGTCAACGTCATCCGGTGTTTTAGAAGTTATTAAAAACATAAAGTCACTTCGAGAAGAAGCTGCAAAGCTGGAAAGCCAAATTGCGGACCTCGACGGTAAAGAAAAGTTAAGAGAAATATCGCATGTTGAAGCCGCCGAAAATAGGTTGGCATTAGAACAGCGCATATATGAAACCTACCAGCAACAACTCAATGCTAAAGATAGTGAAGGGAAACAACTCATCAACGATCCAAACGTTCGTGCCGGATTGGAAAAATCGTCGGCGGAGGCGCTCAGAAAAATATCGGAATATAAGCTCGCTTTAAAAGAACTTACAGGATCCTTTGATGAGGGAATAACAGAGGGTCTCGCAAAATATCTCGACTCAATAGGCAGCACCTTCCAGCAGGCGCAGCGGCTCGCCCAGGATGCCGCACAAGGGCTTCAGTCTGCGTTTAGTGACTTTTTCTTTGATGTATTCCAGGGCAAGTTAAAATCTCTTCGTGATTATATTACGAGCTTTTTAAATGCCATTGGAAAAGCCGTCTCGAATTATTTGGCTGAACTCGCAGTTGCAGGACTGGTAAAAGGAGTTACTAAGCTATTTAGTGGAAGTACCAGCCCGACCCTAACAAATTCAACGACTGGAGCGGGCGATATTACTCAAGCTCATACAGGCGGTTACATCATGCACTCCGGAGGGTTTGTTCCCCGTTTTCATCTGGGCGGGAATCTCGCCCCAGATGAACGCTCAGCCATACTGCAGACCGGAGAATATGTTGTCTCTCGTAAGGGTGTTGCTGCGCTCGACAAGATAAACTCCGGGGAGATAGGCGCTGGAGGAGTCAATGTCGTCGTCAATGTGCAGAACCAGACTAATCAGCAATTAGATGCCAAGTCATCCGAAATGAAGTTCGACGGTGAAAAATATATTGTCGGCGTGATCCTGAAAAATGCCGATGGGTATGGGCCTCTCTATCATTTATTTAAGCAGGGGGGGAAGTAATGGCATTTCCCGTTCTTACAATCAGCCCGCTTGTTGAATCATTCGAGCAAACGGCAGCGCTTGATCCTGTTATTCGATCCGAATCAGAGGCGGGTTATGTACAGACGCGACCGCGTTTCACGCGCATTCGTAAGAAGTGGCATATCGGATATTCCGGACTTTCACTTGCCGACAAAACGGCGCTCGAATCGCACGAGGTTTCAGTAAACTGCGGATCCGCAATGTTCTCCTGGACGAATCCGGTGGACGGAATTGCTTATAATGTTCGCTATCTCGGAGTAATTAAATTCAAGCCTGAAAACGGGTTTGATTCTCTCGGAAATCATGCCTGGTCCGCCGAGTTCGATCTCGAAGAGGTTTAGCAAAGCATGAAAAATATTCCCGCAGCGCTGATCATCGAAAAGAACAAGATCGCCAATAGCGTTCCATGGCTGATGCTTCTTGATATTGCATTCCCCGATGATTCCCGTGTTTATCTGGTGAATAATACCGAGAACATTACATTCCAGGGCAGGACCTATCAGGCTTTTCCTTTCAAGCTTGAAAACATAAAGCAATCGTCAAAGGGAGAAATTCAGAGCGTAGTGATTCGGATATCGAATGTTCTTCGGTCCCTGCAGGCGTATCTTGAACAATATGACGGCGCAGTTGGTACGGGAATACTTCTGCGCGTTGTACATGCGTCCCATTTGGAAGAAAATTATAGTGAATTGGAAATGCATTTTGATGTGGTAGAGACAACGTCGGACTCAAAATGGGTCACGTTTACCCTGGGGGCGCCGAACCCTTTGCGAAACAATTTTCCGCATTACAAATATATTGGCGAACACTGCAATTGGCTTTTTAAAAGCGTTGAATGCGGATATAACGGCCCTTCAGAAACTTGCCATAGAACACTCACCTACTGTCGGCAGTTGGGGAACAGCAAGAGATTCGGAGGATTTCCCGGCCTTTCAGGCTATGGGGTGAGGCTTGTTTAAAAATCCTTCATATTCAGACCTTATAGGAAAGCCGTTCAGCTATGGCGGTCGGGGTCCGTTTGAATATGACTGCTACGGCCTCGCGATGGAGATGTACCGGCGCATGGGGATTGACCTTCCGGATTATGGATCGTCGCCATCGGCCTCATGGATACACGGCAAGATAATGGAAAAAAAACCTCTCTTTGATGAGCTTCAAGGCCCGGAACCGTTCTGCCTGGTGACGTTCACCCATCGCCCTCCCTTCACCTCGCATATCGGAGTGGTTCTTGAAAATAGTAATTCCTTTATTAACATCCGTGCAAAGACATGTGTTGTTATTGAACGTCTCGATTCAATGTTCTGGAAAAACAGAATAACAGGTTTTTATAAGCCGAGGACGACATTTTAATGGAACAATTAACCATCATAGTGGTCAAAAATCCTTTCGCGAAAACCGATCGAGATATTATTCCCATCTCGCATCAATCCAATACGACCGCGCTCGATCTGAGGAATAAATATTTCCCCATAGATGTTAAGGCAGTAGTTTCTATAAACGGGAAGGTTGTTCCGGATATGGATCTCGCCCGGACATATCCATTAAACGGCGATGAGATTGTGATGGCCCCCGCGATAGAATATGGAGTCTGGGAAACGCTCTTTGCCATTTACGCCACCATTTATTGCGCAGTTGTACTGGCCTATCAGGCTGGGTGGCTTATTCCAATACTGCTGATGGTCGGCGGACTTGTAGTTAATCTTCTTCTTGCTCCCGATAAGCCGAAGCTTCCCACTCTCGACAGCGCGGATAATTCACAGGCGTATTCATGGTCACCTCAGACCACTCAGCAGCCGGGACTTCCTATCCCAAAAATTTACGGCAGCATGCGTCTTTACGGAAATATCATCTCAGCTTATTTATCGAGCGATGGATCGAAGCAATATAATAACGCCCTCATCGGTCTGGGAATGGGGCCGGTGAAGCGTTTATCTGATTTTAAAATTAACGATCAGGATATAGCTGCATTTCAGGGGATCGAAGTATATGCGAGAAACGGCCTGTTGAATCAGGATGTGACGATTCCATTCGACGATACAAAAACCGAATATTCATTATCGGTAAAGGTGGTAAATGGGACTCCATACACATACACAACCATTGGCCAGGCATTCGACAAGCTTGAGGCTGAAGTAACATTTCCGAACGGCCTCTGGTTTATGAGTGACAGTGGATCGTTGGCGGCACTTTCAGTTCGCTTGAGCATTGGAATTCGGATCAAAGGAACAGAGGCGTGGACTTATTTAACGCAAACCCCAGGCATTTTGCGGGAAAGCGCGGGTGGTTATTGGAGCCTGGGACGGTGGATAAGCGGCAATGATCCCGAAACCGGAGATGTATGGACTGTATGGCATGATGTTAATGACGAGGTAAATGGGGATGGTGGCGGATATTCATATGAACGCAGCTCAAATCCTTACGCGCATAATGAGGGTGATTATGAAGGGTTTTCGAGCTGTTTCTGGAGATGGATAGGAGATCCCATCCGCTATGTCGCCATCACGTATCCATATGAAGATATTACCGGAGCGCAAACCGGAGTTTTGCGAAAATGCTGGTCTTCAGAGAAACTCGCATCCGGCAGATATGAAATAAAAGTTGAAAACATGAGCGCGGACCAGACCAGCACCCGCTATGGAGATGATTGTTATCTATCCGCAGTCCGAGAAGTCATTTATGATGACCTGCAATATCCACGGCTGGCGCTGGTTGCGATCAAAGCTCTCGCCACAGATCAGCTTTCCGGATCCCTTCGCTTTTCCTGCCTGGTTGAAGGGGCATATGTTCGCTTCTGGACCGGAACACAGTGGAAATATGATGCCTCGGACAATCCCGCCTGGTGCTGCTGGGATGCCTTTACCAAGCCCGTTATAGATGCCGTTAAATCAGACGCGCTCATTGACGGCTATGAATATTTCAACGAGGAAACCGGAATGTCATTCCGGGTGCTTCGTTATGACGGCATGGATCCGTCGAGGCTCGATCTCGTGAAGTTTAAGGAATGGGCCGATTACTGCGACGATCTGGTCCCGGATGGCAGCGGAGGAACCGAGAAACGGATTACATTTAACGCTATTTTTGATACGGCATCTTCCATGTGGGAAGCTGCCATGACGATTTGTTCAACTGGCCGCGCTATCCCGGTCTGGAATGGTTCACATATTACCGTCGCGGTGGATAAGCCCGGAACTCCGGTACAGCTTTTCTCGGTCGGGAATATAGGGACCGATTCCTTCAAGGAAACGTTTTTAAAAATGTCCGACCGGGCATCAAGCATTGTTATCGATTTTGTGAACCGGGAAAAGGATTATCAGCGCGATACATTCACTGTTCAGGTCCCGGAAATTCCCGGTGACAACCAATCAAGCATCTCCGCAATTGGAATAACAAAGCCTTCAGAAGCCTGGCGAGCGGGAATGTACCGTCTCTATAACAACAAGTATATAACGCGGACGGTGGAGATAGATGTGAGCCTGGACTCAGTGGCATGCACCATTGGCGACATAATAAATGTGCAGCACGATGTCCCGAAATGGGGCGTTGCTGGTGGACGCCTGGTCGGAGCTTCTTCAAATACCATCACGCTCGATCGTGAAGTGCTTCTTGAATCTAATAAATCCTATACTGTCTTGATTCGCCTGCAGGACGATACGCTTGTTTCAAGGACGATAATAAACACTGCGGGATATTATACGCAGCTCACATTATCCAGTCCTTTCTCGGTGCTTCCTCAGCAGTATGATCTCTATGCTTTTGGTGAGACGGAAAAAGTTGTTAAGCCGTTTCGCGTCATGGATATTTCGCGCAAGCAGGATCTCGATGCCACGATATCGGCTGTCGAATATAATGAAAGCATTTATGGTGCTGATTCCGGGATCCCGGTACTCCCTACTCAAAACTATTCCGCACTCGATGTATTTCCTCCCGTGACGGAACTGGCGCTCGATGAAATTTTAATATCGAGACAGGATGGAGGAATTGAAGATGCCATAGATGTCTTTTTTAGACTGCCTTTAAGCGAGCATTATAAGCAGGCTGAAATATGGTTTAATACCGGAGGAGGTTGGCTGTATTCAGGATCCACGCCAAGCAATAAATATCGGATACACGGAGTTCCTACAGGCGTGCTTGTTACAGTGGCCGTTGTCACTATAAATTCCCTGAATGACAAGGCAAAAATTCAGAATTCGCCGCAGGCATCAATAACCACGCTCGGCAAGCTCGATCCTCCGAGCGATGTGACAAATTTTCAGGCAACGCAGAATGGCCAGTTCGTTAATTTCTCCTGGCCGCACATCGAGGATGCCGATCTCTGGGGTTATGAAATCAGGCAGGGTGCAACCTGGGAAGGATCGCGAATAATAGCAACCGGGATTTCAGCAAACATGTTCTCCTGGCAGGCGGAGCTGAACGGTCCGTACAGATTTCTTATAAAGGCGATCGACACATCCGGAATTTACAGCCGGTCGGCAGCGGTCTTCGACGGCTCGCTGCACTATATTGACGAAAATCTTAATATCGTTCTCTCTCAGGATGAGATTACCAAGACGGGTGGACCGGACGGATCAAAAACAAACTTTGTTTTTGTGAATGGAACGACGAAGTATCTGACTATGCCACATATGCTTTTGGATACTGATGTTCCTTCCTGGACAGACCAGACGGCGGAAATATCGAGCTATTCCGGAGATGTTAATCTGGCAGCGGAGTACATTTCCCTTTTGATGGATACGTTTCAGGTTGGAGACACCTGGTGCCGGATCCTCGCGACAATTGATGCCTATGATCAGGGGGCAACCGATCAGAGCTATCCGACCAGAACGGATCAGGATTATCCAGGAGACACCGATCAGCATATTACCATGCCGTCCAATTATGCAGTTTATCTCTGCTATTCGAATGACAACATTTCCTATACGCCATGGGAGCGTTATTTTGGAACGGTACAGAAAAACTTTCGCTATGTGAAGGTACGGTTTACGGTCGATATATCATCGGCAACCGGAGTATTTAAGCTTTTAAATCTGCTTGCCAGTTTCGATGTTCCTGATATTGAACTGTTCATTCCGAATGTCGCTATTGCAGCAGGGACCGGTTCGGATGTTCTCTTCTCAAGTTTCAGCGGGCATTTTTACACTACGCCGTTTATAACACCGATCGTGATCGGCGGAACGATTAATAAAACGCCGGTGATCAGCAATAAATCAAACTCCGGTTGTCATATAGATCTGCGCGATAAAACAGACGCCTCTATCGCAGGAACCGTTGACCTTCGCGTGACCGGATATTAAAGGAGGAAATCATGTCGCAGGATTACGACCCCGCAAAACCACAAACAGGAGTGACCCCGTTAGGTGAGGTGTATGGCATATTGCGCAAACATTTTGCCGCTGCCGTCTCGCAATTTTCGGGGACCGCATTTCCATCAAATCCTACCCCTGGCCAGAAATGTTATAGAACAGACCGGTTGACTCTGAACGGCTACCCGAAGTGCTATACCTATACCGGAAACGCCACATTCGGTGAAAACGGATGGTTGGAAGATGTCATGGCGACAACGCTGGGCGAGGAGATTTTAAGCGCGAGGGGGACAAAACCGTCGCTCGATCAGCGCCTTGATGTTGCCCTGAACGAAGATGGAACACTAAAAGCAAGCATTACACTGAACCTTTCAGAATGGTTTCTGCCCTCACTGACGTTTGCATATGTCAGTTCCACGTCGTTTACCGTGAATGGCGACCAGACCGACATCTATAAGCAGACCAGAAGGCTTAAAATAAATCTCGGCGCATCCACGGTCTATTCAGAAGTCGTGAGCGCGTCATACTCCTCACCGAATACCACCGTACAGATCCTCGATGCGGTGCTGAACAACACCCTCGTTTCAATCGAGCATTCGCACCATCTGCCGGATTGGGACGGGAAAAGCGCAATTTCCACTCGTATGGTAGGAAATCACAGGATAAAGACAGTCACTTATGCGATGTCTCCGTATTCTATTACGCAAAATGATGAGGTCATTCTTGCTGATTGTTCTGGCGGGGCCGTAATTCTTAATGCCCTGGCATCGGCAACAATGGGAGCGGGACGAAGGCAAAGGGTAATAAAAATCGACACAACTACCAACGCGTGGACGCTCGATCCCGCAGGATCGGAAACAATTAATGGCAACGCTACTTATTCTTCTTCTATCCCACTTGTTGGTATCGAGTTCGAATCAGATGGTACTAATCTCCGCACCATCGGCGATTGTGCAAATAAAGTAGAGGTATCGGACATACTTTCTGATTTTGTGGTTTCGGGACTCCTGGGAACGGCACCCGGATCCGGATTCAGCATGACCACGCCTGGTGGCATAGCCTATATTAAAGGACGCAGAGTAGTAAAACTCGATGGTGCATCAGATTTGGCTCATACCTACACCGCCAGTAAAGACACCTATGTCGATATTTCACATATGGGGACAGTTAATTATTTAGAAGTTAATAATGGAGCAGCCGCTCCATCAGTAACCTCAAACTCGTTAAGATTAATGAAGGTTGTAACAAATGCGAGTCAGGTTACAGGTGTTACAGATTTAAGGACCACTTCTGGAGTAAAATCTCTCGCATTTTTAGGCGAGATCAGCTCAGTTTCAAGTTCATCACCACTGACACTCGATTTAGGGAATGTAAAATACGGTGATAGAATATTTTTACAATGCTCATATTCCGCAAGTAATAACTCCACAGGATCTGCTGAAATACGCGTCGCAAAAAATTCAGGTACGGCGACATTTATCACGGCAAATAGTAAAACATCACTATCAAATTGGTTTAGTCCTATTGGAGGGGTGACTCAAGCAACAAATGCATCCGTTGTTTTTAGTGGGATATTGCAAATTACTGCTGATGGATCATTGGTAATATCAGCATCGTTTATTCAGCAACAGGCAACAGCCACCCTAAACAATATGGAATTGTATGCATTCTTTTTAAAGAAACAATAGACGGACAGTAGTCCAGGGAGCGCGACCTCCCTGAACATCGCGTTGCGAGCGCGATACGGGAAACCCGCTACCATCCGTACCCGATCGGGTAAGTAGGAGTGTAGCAGGGTATTCGCATATGGTCAACTGTTTTGACAACGGGGAGGTCGCGCTTATGAATAGCATTTTGTCGTATCTTGGCGGGAAATCACTGCTCGCAAATAAAATCATTCCTCTGATACCGAAACATACATGCTATTGTGAGGTGTTTGCTGGAGCGGCGTGGGTTCTTTTCAGGAAACCAGAATCTAAGGTCGAAATTATTAATGACATAAACACCGATCTGACCACGCTTTATAAGGTGGTCAAGCACCACCTCGATGAATTCATCCGGTACTTCCGGTGGATCCTTCTTTCGCGTGATGAGTTTGAAAGGTTTAAAACAACCCCGCCTGGAGTCCTTACTGATATCCAGAGGTCGGTCCGTTTTTATTTTCTCTTGAAGAGCGGGTTTGGCAGCAAGCTCGTCAATCCGACTTTCTCCGTATCTCCTCAGCGCCGGTCTAATTTTAATCTGCTCCGTATAGAAGAGGACCTGTCTGCCGCCCATGTCCGTTTATCACAGGTGTATATTGAGAACCTGCACTATTCTAAGCTGATCGAAAGATATGACAGGCAAACAACCTTCTTCTATATAGATCCTCCTTACTGGAAATACGAGAACTTCTATGGCAAGGGGATCTTCAGTCGGGATGATTTTCAGAAGTTAAGAGATATATTGAAAAATATGAAAGGAACATTTATAATGAGCATCAATGATGTGCCCCAGATTAGGAAGTTGTTTTCTGACTTCCATATTGATCAAGTTAATACCATATATACTGCCTCTAAAAGCGCCCAGAAGAAGAAGGTTTCAGAGCTGCTTATTCGGAACTTTAATGGCCCCATAAACGGCATTAAATGA